CGGCAAGAACATTGATTAGGCAAGAAAATGTTTGGAAGTCCTTATTCGCCACACGCCTTCGCGGCACTCGCTCCTGAGCCCATTGTCTGCACGGTCGCCTAGACTTTGGATGTGAAAACCGGAATACTCTATAAAGAGTCTGGAGCACCTTACCAGCTATTCGGACTTAAGCACTTGCATAAGGCTGACTCTGGATGAGTCTAGTCTCGAGCTCCCTTTTCCTCTGCTCCAGCATCAACCCGTTCAAGGTAAAACGCCTGAGGATCTTCCCGGGTCTAGGGATTTTGACAAAGTTGATACCAATGTCATCTGGGGTAATCTTGAGGGAATAGGCCTTCATCTCACGGAGTTGACGAGCCATTACCGGATCAAACCTGTCTGGGTCCTGTATGAGGTGCTGCACGTAATCTTCAACAAGAGGGTTCGTGGTGTCGAGCCATTCCAGGCAGGCTCTGACGAATTGAGAGGCCTGGGGGTTCGTCTCCATGGTGTCGTAAAGGAGACCGACCCACCTCATACGGTAGTAGGCCATAACAGTTAACTCGTCATCAACACTTCCATCGGATGGGGGAACCCCCGTGCCCCTACCAACCCTGCCCCAATAGTCACGTGCAGGACGGAATGGAACAATCTCACTCCCGCCGGCCACAGGGATTCGGATGAATCTCCTTTGCAAGAAAACGACACCCTCCCGAAGAATATTACCATCGGGTGCCGGAAGGGTAAAGAAGAAGTCGTTCTCTTCAGTAGGTGGTCCGACTTTAATGGTGATATCCAGATATTTCTTAAAGAAATAGCGCTGGCGAGAAAGAGACAAAGGGGAATCCGCAGGAGCTGTGCAAACACCATCATCACCCTGCAGTTTAGCGAAAACGCAGGGATCATTCAAGAGAGATTTGCAGTCGTAACCGACGCATGCACGGGCAGAACCAGGCATCGGATCTGAAGTGCGGGTCGCACACACCGCAGGGGGAGGAGCGTCCTTATCACCACCGGCAGCCTCCCAAAGCACATAACACTCCCAGGCGATCATGTGGTAGAGGGTATTCCAATCGGCCGTATTGAACTCTCCAGAAAAGAGCTGACCAAGAATGGTACGCCAGAAGCCAAGCCACGAGCAAATGTGCACCGTAGAACCCGAAGCCATAGCAGCTTGAAGGAGACAAGTCACGATGTAGAGCAACAGATAGCGAGAGTCCCCTTCACGGCGGTAGGCCATCATCGCAAGCATGGCGGTGATAGTGAGCACCGAGGCCTTAAGGGTGTGATCATACTTGG